GCTCGCGCGAGACGCTCGGCGCCTCCGGCGAGATCGTCCTGCACCTCCAGGCCCTCCGGGAGGTGCGCGACGCATTCGAGGCCGAGCGCGACCGCATCGAGGAGATCGCCAGGACTACGTTACCCGTGCGCGTCCAGCTCGAATGGGAAGAGGACCGCGACCAGCAATGGGCGACCCTGCTCCGGGCATGGGCAGCCGTCCCTGGCGCCGGCAAGGTCTGGCTCGGCTGGCTCGCGTCGATCCGGTGCGCCGGGTGGGCAACAGAGGAGGGCGCGCTCGTCGTGCGCGTCACCGGGCCTGCGGACGTGCTCAACAGGCTCGTCTTCCGCCGGGCCATGCTGGAGGGTCGCGCCAGCGACGTGCTCGGCGTGCCGGTGGTGATCTCGTGGGAGCCCGCATGACTCGCGAGCCAGAGCTCTGTGTCCCGCCTCTTCGACGCATCGTCGGTGCGATGCTCTACCCGCGCCTCAAGGAGCCGTACCTACGCAGCGGCCGACGGCGCGCTCGAGAGCTCCTCGAGTGCGGACACGCGGGGCGTTGGCGTAGGTGGGGCTGGGAGGAGTGCGATCCGCGCGGGTTCGTGCTGCATCCAAGCGGCCGAATCGCTTGGCGCGTCTGTCAGCAATGCCCTCTCGAACCCGTGCTCAGCGAGGCGGAGCGCCGCATCAAGTACTTCGGTCTACCGTGAGAAAGAAGGGGACGCGCCGCCCTCGCAACGGCCGTCCCCCATGACCGGGCTCGGGAAGGAGGAGAGATCCGATCCGGTGCCGAGACGCTACCGCGGACGTCTGACGTTCGAGTACGGGCAGGTTGATAGGCGGATGATAGGAGAGGAGCGCTGCCATGGGTAACCCGCTGGAAAAGCGCCTGCGGACCGTCAAGCGGGACTGGGATGAGCTGCGCCGGCAGAACAACGCGCTCATCGAGCTGAACAACACGCTCACGCGCGAGCGGGACCGACTGCGGGAGGCGCTGCTGCTGCTGTTCAACGCGGCATCCGCGGATGCGCTGGCCGGGGCAGCGCCAGACTATCCCGCCCCCGGCGCGCGCTTTGGCAGCATCGTCGTGCTCCGCGCCGCCGGATACCGTCGATCCCCGAGCGGCCAACGAAAGCGCTTGGTGCACGTCCGCTGCGACTGCGGAGCGGTCTACGACATGGTTGCATGGAACCTCGTTCATGGCAGGCAGCGGCAGTGCCGTTCCTGCGGCCACGTGGCCGCCGAAGTGGCCCAGTCCACCAAGCTCCCGAGCGGCAAGACCATCAGCGAAATCGCCCGCGAGACAGGGGTCAAGGCCGACACGGTTGCCCAGCGCTGGCGCCGCGGCTGGCCGGAGGAGGACCTCGCGTTGCCACCCGACCGCAAGGCACGCGCTGCGCGGCCCGCGCCCCTCCGGCGCGCAGCCCGCACGGTAGACGCCCACCGCGACGGGGCCGCCGCTCTCCGAGGCTCCTGAAGCCACCAGCTTGCCTGCCCGCCCCTCCCGTGGCGCCCCGTCCGAGCGCCCCTTAAAAGGGTGCGATGCCCCACTGCACCGGCAAGGCGACGATCTGGTTCGGCCAGGTCGCGATCCCGGTGAAGGTCTACTCTGCGACCCAAGCCCCACCGACCATCCAGCTCCACCAGCTGCACAAGGCCGACAACGCCCGCCTGAAGCAGCAGTACGTCTGCGCGGCCGACGGGGCCCAGGTTGCTCGCGAGGACATGGTGAAGGGCTACGAGGTGGCCAAGGACCAGTTCGTCACCTTCACCCCCGAGGAGCTCAAGGCGGCCGAGGAGGCATCGTCGCAGGCGATCGAGATCGACGTCTGCGTCCCGCTCGATCGCATCGACCCGGTGTACTGGGGGAAGCCCTACTACCTCGGGCCCGACCAGGGATCAGAAGAGCCCTATGCTCTACTTGCCGACGTTCTCCGGCTCTCGAACCGCGCCGCGCTCGCGAGCTGGGCGGTGCGCGGCCAGGACCTCTTCGTCTGCCTCCGCCACTCGGAGGGGAGGATCGTCCTGCAGGAACTCCTCCGCGCCGAGGAGGTGCGGCCCTTGGGCGAGATCGAGGCGCCGCTGCCACCGGTGGCCGAGGAGAGTCTCCAGCTCGGGCTCCGCCTGGTCGCGACGCGCGAGAAGGAGGAGTTTCGCCCCGGCGACTATCCGGACCGAGTCTACGCGCGGAAGCTCAAGCTCATCGCAGACAAGGTGGCGGCCAAGGCGATCGTCGCCTCGCCAGTAGCTGGGCGGACCCAGGTGGTTGACATCGTCGAGGGGCTGAAGGCGAGCGTGGAGGCCGGCCGGGCGGTGAAGAAGACAGACAGCCCCAAGCCCGTCGCCAAGAAGAAGCGCGCGGCCCGGTGATGGCAACCCCTCCAGCTGCAGACGACGTCCACGAGACCCTGCACGCCGTCCGGCTCGTGGCGGATCTCCTCGAGCGAGCGATGGGCGAGGAGGCCGCCCTCCGCGTCCTAGCTCTTCCCGAGGTCGCCAAAGCTCACGAACGCGCCGCCGCCGCGCTCGAGGCGCTGTACCAGACGCTCGGGCGCGAGATGCCCTGACGCGCACAACACGTCGGGGGCGGTAGATCCCGACGCCTTGCGGCTCTTCGCGCGGAGTAGCAGGATCCGCCGCAAGCGCAACATTGCGCGGACAAAGGGGAACCGCATGCTGACATTCGATTCGATGATCAAGGAGGTCCGCGATCTCGCGAGCCTCGTAGAGCCGCCCATCGGACGGCGGATCACGGCACTTGGCGTCCAGATGGCCACGCTGGCCATGCAGGAGCCCGCCGCCGCACGGCTCGAACCGGGAACGACCGTGCCGGCGAAGGCGAATCGCACTCGGCATCGGAGGCGCCGGGCCAAGGGGCCGGAGAACGTCTGGGTCGCTGACTCCAAGGCCCGCCGGGTGCCGAACTGGGTGATCAAGGCGACGGAGGGGCTCGACACCAAGGCGAAGATCGTCGATCGCTTCGGCCCTGATGCCCGGTTCGAGGTCGGCAAGGCGCTCCCGGCCGCGCTCACGGCCGCCGCGCGCAAGGCCATGAAGCACCCCGCGCCGGTCGCCGTGCCCGCCACCACGCAGCGCCAGGCGGCGGCGTAATGGCGGCCCCGGGGAAGCACTTGAAGCGAGGGCGGAAGGTGGCAGCGAAGACGACGCACAAGCCGGGCATCGGGCGGAAGGCGAACCGCAAGCCGAAGACCAAGCGGAGCACGTCGGCTACGGCCGCGCCGGCCACGGCGTGAGATAGGGAGCCCCAGGCTCTCCTTGTCAGCTCCGAACGTCGATGGTTGGCGCCTCCGAGGGTCCATTCCCCGGAGGCGCTTTCTTGTCGCAGCCGCTCGCCTCCTACTCGAGCAAAGGGCCGGGCAGGCTCATGTCCCCAACTTGACCCCCGGTAGGGGCTCACGGTCTCATCGGCCATGCGCCCTCGCATCGCCGGCAACGTCTACCACCGTCGCGGATCGCATCTCCTCTGGGTCTGGTACTGGGATCGAAGAGGGGAGAAGCGTCGGCAGGCGACGACCTCCAGCGACGAAGACGGCGCCCGCGCCGAGCTCCAGGCCATCCTCGACCGCGTCCGTCGGGGTGAGGATGCCGCGGCGACCGGAGATCTCACCTTGGCCGCTTTCGGCGAGCGCTGGCTCTCCTCGAGGAGGGAGGCGGCTCGCGGTGACGTCGCGACCGAGGCGGGGCACCTCGAGCACCACATCCTCCCCGTGCTCGGCCGGATCCGGGTGAAGGATCTCTCGGCCTCCGCGTGCATCGACTTCGTGCGGGCCCTCCCGAGTCACGCCGCAGCCAACGGCTCGGGGGCGAAGCTCGGCGCCACCACCGTGCACAAGGTGGCCGCGACGCTCCGCGTGCTCCTGAAGGAGGCGGTCAAGCGTGGCCTGATAGGAGCCTCGCCCGTGCACTGGGATCCCGGAGACCTCCCCGAGCGCGGCTCGCCCGACGTGGGCGAGGGCTTCTCCGATCTCGAGGTCTACCGGCTCATCACCGACGAGCGCGTCCCCGAGGATCGCCGGATCCTGTACGCCCTCGAGTTCCTCACCGGCATGCGCACCGGGGAAGCCGCGGCGCGCCGCTTCCGGGACTGGGATCCGGCTCGCGAGCCCCTCGGCGCCATGAAGGCGGAGACCTCCTGGTCGACGTCGCGCCATCGCGAGAAGGAGACCAAGACCAGAGTGAAGCGCATCATCCCTGTACACCCGGCGCTGGCGGCGATGCTCGCAGGGTGGCAGGCCTCGGGCTGGGAGCGCTTCCACGGGAGGCCTCCCGGAGCCGAGGACCTCATCATCCCCGCCTCTCTCGATGAGCACCGGGCGAACCACACCTCCTGGCGCCTCTTCCAAGCGGACCTCGCCGCGCTCCAGATCCCGCCCCAGCGGCACTACGAGACGCGGGCGACGTTCATCAGCTTGGCCGAGGGCGGCGGCGCGGACCCGGCCTCGATCCAGCTCCTCACGCACCCTTCGCCGCGGCAAGCCAAGGACCTCTATCGCCGCGCTAGGCTCCTGTGGCCGCAGCTCTGCCGCGCCGTGCTCGCGATCCACCTCCCGACCGCCCCTGCCTCCTGACGGTCGCGCCAATAGTTACCAATCGTTACCGGGCGCGTTCACCGACATGCACCCACACGCTGAAACCCGCTTCAGATCAGGCTTTCCCGGCATGCGGCACCGCACAGCAACGGCTATGATATCCGTTGCAGAGCGGGACGCGGCGCAATTGCGCAGCACGTCAAACGTGGGCGCCCCAGTCGTTTCGCGGTGCGGGAGAGCGGCCACAGTCCTATGGCAATCACTATCAGCGTCGCGTGCACCACCGCGACGGGCCTTCTAGTCGGACGGGGCGAGCATGCTGACGTGACGCTCCAAGCGTCGGCGGAGCAAGCAGTCTGGGCGCTCGCGCGGGCCGGCATCGCCGCGGGCGGATGGCAGCGCCGAGTCGCGGAGGCCCTCGTCGACGAGCTGACATCGCCCCCGGAGCCCGCCGCACCGTCCCCGCAACTCGCGCTCTGGATCGAGCGGCCCGGTCTCCCGACGATCCCATGGCGCATCCCCGCCGACTATCAGGTCGCCTGCACGTCCCTTCACTGCACGCTCCCCGCGGTCGAGTGCGTACGGCGCCAGCTCGCGACCGAGGTCCAGCGGCCCGCCCATGAGCACCACGGCAAGACCGACACCAGGCGCGGCGTGGTGAGCGACTACCCGATGTGCGACTCGACGAAATGCCAGCAGGGCGCCGCGATTCGAGCTGGCCTCGATCCATCGATAGACGTGCGCTGGATCGGCGTCGGCCCTCACGGGCGCTTCGCGCGCTCGCGCGCTGACGTGCACAGGCAGATCGCAGCAGGGCGGAGACTGGCAGCGGTAGGGCTACTTCACGTGCTCCCGACCGTGGATGGGCTGCGATGAGCACGGCGCTCGAGTTCAGCTGGGACAGTCGCGATCTCGAGGTCTGGCGCGGCGGCAAGGTGGAGTTCGCCCTGGCACGAGCGCTCCGGCTCGCTGGCAACCAGGCTCTCCGGGTGATGCAGCGCGATAGCACCCGCGCGATCCTGGGACGGAAGCTCATGCGCGAAGGCGATGTGGTGAAGGCTCTGCCACTCGTCTTCCCCGGCCGAAAGGCAGCGATTCGCGACCTCGTGTGGCGAGAGAAGGTGAGCGGCAAACCCGTGCCATTGAGCCAGTTCCCGCATATCCAGACCAAGCGCGGGATCTCGGTGCGTGTCAACGTCGGGGGCGGAACGAAGCGCATCAAGAGCGCGTTCGTCGCGACCATGCGCTCGGGTCACGTGGGCATCTTCAGGCGCAAGGGCAAGGCGCGCCTCCCACTGCAGGAGCTGTGGACCACGCGCATCTCGGACGTGATGCAGGACCATGGCATCATCCCCGCCATCGAGGGCGCCGCGTATACAAGGATGCAATCCGCATTCACTCGCGGGCTTGAGCGTGAACTCGCGAAGCTGAAGCGCAAGGGTGACCTGTGACCCTGGGTGATGGCAATGATATGACTCACGGTGAATGGCAAGGGCCGTGCCAGGTCCATCCATGTGCGCAGATGTGCGCACCCACCCCCGTACGGCATAGGTTCTCCCACCGGGGCGCGCCCCGCGGGTGCGCAGAGCCCCGTTTCCTCGCTACCGCAAGTGCTTGAAATGTTTGGTCACTGGTCACTGGTCAGAGGGAAATCGAGACCGTGAGCACTTCACTGCGCGCGTACGCGCGGCACCGAGGCTGCGCTCTCAATGCCGTCCAGGAGGCGATCCGTTCCGGGCGTCTCAAGAAGAGCGTCAAGCGCGTGAAGGGGCGCCCTCCGCAGATCGCGAACGTGGCCGCGGCGGACGCGGAGTGGGCAGCGAGCACGTACAGCGATCGGGTCCCGCTCACGGGGCGAACGGCACCGCACTCCAGCCCGCCGGAACTGCCGCCGATCACCGGAGTGCACGACCTCGCGGAGGCGCGCGCGCGGCACGAGGCGGCAAGGGCGAGCCTCACGGAGATCGAGCTCGCAGAGCGCCGCGGTGAGCTCGTCCCGACGAAGGACGTCGAGGCGCGGCTCGTCGGCGAGTTCACCCGCTGCAAGACCAAGCTCCTCGGGATACCGTCGCGCGCACGCCAGCAGGATCCAGGGCTCACGACCGTGCAGCTCGCGCTCATCGAAGGGCTCATCCGTGAGGCCCTCGACGATCTCGCATCCGACGGGGTTGTGCCCGAGCCGGTTTCCAAGGCGGCGCCGTGACCTACGCGAGCGCAGACGAGGTGATCGCTCGCTCGAGACGAGCGTGGAAGCCGCCTCCGCGCCTATCGCTCTCGGAGTGGGCTGACAAGGAGTTCGTGCTCTCGACCGAGACCGCGGCGGAGCCGGGCCGCTGGCGGACGCTGCCCTATCAGAAGGAGATCATGGACGCGATCACCGATCCCGCGGTGACGCAGATCTCCGTGCTGAAGTCCGCGCGCATCGGCTTCACCCTCTGCGTCTCCGCCGCAATCGGCTACTTCATCTGTCAGGACCCGTCCTCGGTCCTGGTCGTCCAGCCGACGGTCGACGATGCGAAGAACTTCTCGAAGGAGGCGATTGCGCCGATGCTCCGGGATGTCCCGGCGCTTTCCCAGATCGTCTTCCGCGACGTCGAGATGGGCCCGAAGGATCCCTCGAACACCCTCACGCACAAGGCTTTCCCGGGGGGCGTGATCTCGCTCGTGGGAGCGAACAGCGGCGCCGGCTTCCGTCGCATCAGTCGACGCGTTGTCATCTTCGACGAGGTGGACGCGTACCCGCCGAGCGCCGGCAGCGAAGGTGATCAGATCAAGCTCGGCACGAAGCGGTCCGAGGCATTCTGGAACCGGAAGATCATCGCCGGATCGACGCCGCTGCTCGCCGGCGTCTCGCGCATCGAGGAGATGTACGGGCAGGGCGACCAGCGCCGGTACTTCGTGCCTTGTCCGCAGTGCGGGCACATGGCTCCGCTCGTCTTCAGCGGCGATGACGGTCACTCGATGAAGTGGCCAACCGGCAAGCCACAGGAGGCGTTCTTCGCCTGTCAGAGAAGCGGCTGCGTCATCGAGCACAAGGACAAGCGGTCGATGGTGATGGCGGGCGAGTGGCGCGCGGCCGCGCCGTTCACGGGGCACGCATCGTTCCGCATCTGGAGCGCCTATTCCTACTCGCCGAACGCGACGTGGGGGCAGATAGCCAGCGAGTTCGTCGAGGCGAATGCGCTGGGGCCGGAGAAGCTCAGGACCGTCGTCAACACGACTCTGGGCGAGACCTGGCACGAGCGCGGCGAAGCCCCCGA